GTAAGCGGCATTGATAGCGGCTTTAGCTACGGTATCAGTCATTGACTGACTAATATGAACAATTTCTGTTACTGGGGTTGCGGTCATTGTTGGTTTCCTCCTATGAATGTGATGAATGTAATGTTAATAATAAATAAATAAAAAGAAAAAAAAATTAGCTACTTCTAGTTTCCACTATGACCAAAGAGCATCAAACAAACTTGCTCTCCAGACATGCCAGTAGCATGAAGGGTGAGAGTATTTGTTGATATAGCCACGCCAATAGGAATAGACAATGAACCACTATCCGCATTAAACGTTGCTATTACAGCCTTTACGACTGCGAACTTCTTTGATGTATAAGTATATCCATCTGTAGCTGTTACAGTGACGACTTCCACTCCAGGAATTTTAGTCACTACATCTTCAACAAGTGTTACTGCAGTCATTTTTTAGACCTCTAGTAACCAATTATTGTTATGTTGTGAATTCCTGTAGTAATACTTCCTAGCGTTATGATTCCTGTTGCTGGTGCCCAAGTACAAGTCTTGTCTGCTCCTGCGTCGTCCTGAATTAACGTATTAAGTATTTGAGTCATTACTACTCCTTTAGCGTCTGCGATGTCACTGTCTAAATCAATAGTCCAACTAGTGTCTGCTGTCGCGTCTGTTTGAATAGTAATAATCTTTAAGTCTCCAAAGACTCCTATTTTCCGAAATGTTTCTACAACTGCTGTCATTTTCTATATACCTCTACGCAATCCCGTACATTTGTGTACTGGTTGCCTCGGATGTGAATACTGGTGTGACGTATTCTTTCAGTAAGTATACTTCGCTGTCGTTTTCGCTTGCTTTAACTTCGTAGGTTAGGTCTTGTAATACTGCCATGAAGATATATCTCATGTCTAAGAACAAGATTCTTTTAGATGAACCACCTGTTGGCATGAACTTGTCACGAATGAACATGACACCATCGAAGTCGAAAGCACCTGGAATACCGAAACCTAAACTGTCCATTGAAGGGTTAACAACTGGTACTCGTTGGAAATCTTGCAATAGACCTTTCACGTAGTTATGCGTAGTAGCATCTGTAACCGCCAGAGTGACGATACCATTTGCGTTATAACTAGTTGCTAGTTCAGCACGGATTAAAGCGAGAGTTGGGTAACCACCGCTTCGGTTCGTGGTGTTCGTAGTAATAGCTACAATTGCACCGGTAGGTTCTTCTGGGTTAGTCGAAGCGTCGCCGTTAATCAATGCGTCTTCTTCAGCTTCCATGATACTTACTGTTTTGACACTAAGGTCTAAGTTACTAGGGTCAATAAAGCCTCGCATTGCTGCAATAGCTGGACCTGATACTCTTCCTTTAGCGTATAAGAACTTTACGTTAACACTGGTTCGGTCGTAGGTGTCAATCTGGTCCGCGATTGCCGCGTTTTCAGCTGCCCATACTGCACCGCCTTTAGCTGTTAAAGGTATGTAATCGTAGGTTTGTCCTTTAATTGCTCTACGAGGAGTTACGTTTCGTAGAGGGGTTTCTCTTACTGTTCTGTCAACCATACTGGGGTCAACATATACTGGAATCAATGCGGTTCCTGCAGTTCCTACTCCACCTGTTTGAGTGTCGATTTTCTGTAGTTCGGTTGCTTTCTCTATCATAGCTTCCCGAATCAAAGGGATTTTATTCACTTTGGTCCAAGGGTTATAATATTCTGCACTCTTACCACTAAAATCGTCACCGCCCACAAAGAGAGCTCCTGCGAAGGATTCCTCAAAAGATTTCTCAGCGTCAAAGCCTTCTGGCATTGAGTTAAATGTTGCTGCGTTTATCATTTGCTTTTTTCCTCCTAATTTCTAGGGTTTATTTTCTCAAGACTGGAATTTGTCCGTCTTGGATTTTTGCTGCTTCCGGAGTTTCGGCTTGTGCTTCTTCTTCGAATTTCGCCTTGATTACTTCTAACTTTGACAATCTATCCACTTCGGATGTTGATTCGGTTAGTTTCACTTCTAATTCTTTGTACGCTGCTTCTTTGACTTCAAGTTGTTTAGTTAAGTCATCGAACGCTTTAGTACTCTCATCCAGTTTCTTCGCTAGTTCGAAGGACTTGTCTTCCTCCACTGGCTCTTCTACTGGTTCTGCAACGACAGGTTCCTCAGCTACTACTTCCGCAACTGGTTCTTCTACCGCTGGTTCTTCATGTTCTTCTTTCATAATATCACCTGTTGGTTCAAAACTCTTTGCTATAGCCACTGCTTTTCCGTGTCTATTGCTAGGTATGGCAACAAACGATGCTTCTAACAGTTCAATGTCTGTAAAGACTTTAGTGTCTACACCGTTTATTTTTCTTGTCTCGCTCTTGTTGACGATGGCTCCGATGCTTATTCCACATTCGGCGCCGTCGTCTAGCAGTCCTTTAATTAGTTGTGCTTTAGGGTTACTTAAGTAGAACTTAGGGGTTGCTACTAGAGCGGTATGACCGTTAACTTTGATTAGTTGTTTTTCCGTCCACTCACCGATGAGGTTTTCAATCTTGTTTTCGTGATTGACTAGTATTGGCGTGCGGTCTTCTTTACTTTTGAATGCTTTGCTTAATGCTTCTTCGCCTACTACTTCACCGTCTCGGTCAACACTCGTATCGCTCAATGTAGCTCGGAACCCTTTCTCGGTCTTGGTTAGTAATTGAAACAGCTCTATTTTCTTTTCCATTTATATAACTCTCCGTTGGTTAGTATTTATATATTTATGAATCCTCGTCATCTTTCAGTCGTAACTCGATAACACACCTGCAATTATGTGCTATAATATCATTAGCTACGTAAGATTCATCATCCTCAACTGCAAAGTTGTAAGTCTTGTTCTTATCCTCAACTTTCGTTACTGAACGAACACTTAATTGTTGAGGTTCGTGTTTCATGTGACATTTAGCACATAAAAGTATTAAATTATCTTCAGAATTATCTTCTGAGATGAAGTAAGGTACTTTATGATGAACTTGAAGGTTATCATTAGAACCACAATCAGCACAAACACTAGAGTATTTCTTAAAAATAAATTCTCTTATTTTGTTCCATTCAAAACTAGGAATAACATATCTAGTGTAACATTTCTTTCCGTGCTTGTAATTAACAGGTTTTTTTCCATACATCCCGTTCTTGTCTCCCAAATGTGCTTCACTCATTTTTTGCTTGTAGCCATCTGAGTGCATTACTTCTCGCAAATGGTCTCGACTACTTTGTTCATTAAGCCAATTATGTTCATTCATTTTTTTAGCTGATTCTTTTTGAGCAGCTAAAGCAATTGTTGAGGCTTCACGAATATTATTTGCGTATTCATAATTCATTTGGCAACTACCATTACAATAACAACGACCTTTAAGCGCTCTGCTCAGAGGTCTTAATAGTCTCTTTCCACAATAACTACATTTAACTATCATAAAATAACACCTTATCGTTACAAGAAATATTTTTTACTTCTTTCCAACCACTTGTAGTTAGTAAAGGGTGATTGCCGGTAACTTTCAATAATCGCTGGTTCTTTCCAGTTCCTACTTTTAATTCGTAATAATTGTTAGTTTCACTTTTCATTGTCCGTAAAACTTTTTTGTAACGGTGTTTATGAGTTAAAACAACATCTCCTGTTTTTATCTCTTCAATGTTTTTTTTACCTTTATTAGTTGTTATCTTAGTTCCTTTCAGAAAACAGTTCGGGTGACTTGGAGGATAGTGAAAGTTCTTTCCGGTAACGTCGTCAATGAATGGGTCGTCTAAAGGAATGCCTTTATCGAAATACTTAGCATGTAGTCGCTTATCAATATCGCTAGTTCGGTCGTCAATAACACTCGCCCAAGCCTTTAAGCCGTCGACTCCACTTTCTTTGTAAGCGGTCAGTTTGCCTTCGTTGACGAACCTTGTAGTCTCGGTTCGAGCAATCATTTTAGCTTGAGCAGTCGTGCTACCTTCAAATATATCCTTAATGTTGTCAGTCATCTCTGTCCTTGTTGCTTTGTTTTGTACATCGCTCTCGACGCTCTTTAGGATTTTGAGTTGTAGTTCTTTGGTTGCTCCTTTGATGCCGTGCCATTGTTTCCCGTCTGGTAACATGTAGCCGTCTAGTTGTTGTTTCTCTAGAGCTTTTAGTTTATCTCCGAATCCGCTTGTGAATCCGATGTCTACATCGAGTTCTTCTTCAGCGCTTCTCATTCCAGCAACGAGACTTTCTTTAATGAATTTTCTAATCTTGCCCATGAAAGGATTTACTGTTATCCCGTTCATCATGTTGCTTACGAACTCTCCGAAGGTCTTGATGGCTTCAGGGTCGTACATCTTATTGAGTGGTATGTCTTTGAGCGCAGCAAGTGTTTTTCGTTCCCACTTATCGACTACTTTCTCGTAGAAGTCTCCGTAGTCTTTTGCTTCTTCGATGATGTCTTCACCCGCTTCTATCTCTAAAGACTTCTGGTTAGGTTTAGGGTTCTCGTCCTTTGGTTTAGGTTTGGACTCTTCTTTAGGGTCTACATCATCATCATTGTTAGGAGCTATGCCCATTGGTTGCGGTGGAGCTTTAGGTTCGTCACCCCACTCTACAGGGTCTCGTCCTCTTAGCTTACGGTACTCGTTAACAGTGAGGGTCTCCTTCTCAATCTCAACCATGCTGTGCTCGAACTCAATCTGTTCCTGAGCATGGTCCGCAGGTTCAAACTGCCACTTAATAGGAGGGTTTTCCATTTGAAGAATTTCAGGTATTAAACAAGTATTAACGGCATGTTCTAACATGCTCATGTATGGTTTTAGAGCGTTCCTTACACTAACTCTTTCTTGTCCTGCTTGGTTCCCTTGGTTAACATTCTCATAAAAACCTACTTCTATAGGCGACAGCCCATACTGAGCAAAGATTAAATGGTAGTACCATTTCATACCACCAAGAAACTCCATGTCCTTAGCGCTTATAGAAAAACTAGTGAACTTAGCATCTGTATTGTGATAGATGAGCTTGTGAGGTTTACCCTTAACACTTTTCTGCCAGTAACGAGCGAACTTCTCCATGCTTTCTTTATTAGCTCCTGGAAGACCAATTATACCTTCAGGAATAGCATTATTCTTAAAATAATCTTTATTCCAACGGGTGGCTTGAATAAGTATTTGTAGAATTTGTTGCACGCTTTGAATAGGACTAAACCCGTAAATACTATAAGGTCTCTTGTTCATCATCATATAGACTACTTCGTCCTTCTCGAAACGTCGAGGGCTAGAACGAGGATTCTTAAAACTATACTGGAAGTAAGCCATTAAGCGACGATAAACATCTATTTGCTTAAGGAACGTTGCGCCGTCCGCCGGGCGTACTTGTAAGAGTGTTCTTTGACCGAGTGGCTTGAGGAACATGTCCATCGTTTTACCGACTACCGCTCCTCGTTCATTAACTTGCTCGACCTCTCGTTCCTCGTAACTGTCTAATGAATATACTTTCACCCATACTCCAGCGTCAATCTCGCCAACATCAGTTATTGTTTGACTGCAAAGGTCTAGCAGAGTCTCGTCTTCAGTGTTAATATTATCGAAGAATTCTGACACTAGTTTTTTCTCAGCGTCATAAGAACCCTCGTCTTTATCATCAGAATTAACAATGTTAGTTTCAATAGTAGTAATCTCTTTCTTAATAGTATTGAGCACCATCTGCACCCAAGGACTACGACCAAAAGTTCTTATCTCATTAAAATCAATCTTTCGTGGCTGTCCAAGACGGGCACTAAAAAACCATTCTGTATGTACGGGTAGTTTCCCCTCCGTGCCATCGTTCATGTTGGCGTTGAACGCCCCCAATTCTTTATCAATAGCGAAAGCGCTCTTTAAATTAGTCCAGAAGCTCATATAATATATAAAAATAAAAAAACAAGTATTTATATATTTATCAAATCAAGGCTTATTTCTTCCATGGATTCTCTAATATACTGTTCTCGAACAAGTGTTCTCGAAGAATAGTGGGCGCTATTTCTTTGTTGATTTTGTCATGAGTAGCCACTAATCGCTGGTACTTAACGTATCGTCCCGCAGTTACTTGCTCTGGAGTGGCTCCTTCGTCGTGCTTCTCCTCGTCCATGACTTGCTTCTCGTACTGCGCCTTGCACTCTTCAACATAGCTCTTTAGTTTGCTCACTTGCAATTCCCTAGCCCAGTTCTCGAACCCTGAAATGTCCTTCTCGCTAGCCTTGATGTTCTCGATGTGTTCCTTTAGCTTAACAATCTGCGACTCAGCAGTTTTAATCTGGTGCTCGTCTTTGTCTCTGGCTCCTCGTAACCCATCAAGGTTAGTGATGACATCTCTGCTTGATAGTTCGATGTCTGGAACGTCCCTTTTAATGATTACTTTGTTGCCCTTCTTGATTGCTCGCTGTTTCATTTCTTCACTCATTGTTAATCTCCTCGACTTTGATTGCTCGTCCGTACTCGATGGTTTCAACTATTGTTTTGTAAATAATGTATTCCGCACTCACTTCGATTGTTTTACCGCTTGGTAGTGTTGAAGAACTAACTTTTATTTCTTTATCGCCGTTAACATTGGTCTTGTAAAGACTATAACTGATGAACGCTGTTCCGTTGCTATATGTTGCTTTTAGCCCGCTCATAAACAATTTAGGTCTTTCGGTGATGAACTGGAACGTGTTCCCTCGAGGTATCTTTTGTATTTTAGCCTTGCTTAACTCGTGAAGTTTCATCACTCGTTTTCTCATCCTGGCCAGCACTGGTAGGGCTACCGTGTCCATGCTTAATGTCTCTTTGATAACATCCACCTTATTGGTGACGTTCTTCATAGGTTTTACTTCTTTGTTTATTTCTTCCATTGTTACTTTTCCTCCGTTTCCGGTTTTGCTCTGTAGTAGTGTCCCAGCCCGCAGTATGAGTGCTCGTCTGGTACTATGAGTAGTTCGTATTCTTCTCGTTGTATGATTCGTCGTAGGTTGTTTTTGATTGTTACTAGTGGCTTGTTTGTTAGGGTGTTGTATATTTCTTTGCTGCTGAAGTATCTTCCTTTGTTTGCGTCTAGGAATTCCATGACGTCTCGGCTCACTTTAGTTTCTTCCCGCAGTTCCTGCAACGCTTCTGACCAACTGACTTCTCAACATTACAGATGGCACATTTCTTCTTAAATAAAGCATTTAATACTTTCATAGTTCTAGACCTCCAAAGTCAAAAGTGTAACTGTTCAACGCGTAATACATACGCATCATGATAGCATCGCTGTTAGAAACTAGAACTCCATTAACATAATAAACACCATCAACAGCAACAGTAAGATTATAAACTCTTATCCCATCTGAGAAGTGAAGCACATCTCGGCGAACAACAACTGGTCTTCTCGCTCTTTTTAACAAGGAACTGTTTTTCGCAACGAACACAACTCCTACTTTCAAAATACGTTTTGTTTGCGTAATTATAGTTTTGAAAACATTTGTTCGAGCAAAATCTTCCTTTTTTCCTTGTTGATTCAAATTCTTTTTTGCAATGAATGCATTCGTGTTTGTTTTTTGTTGCTTTTGCCAAACTGTTTTTGTAGTGGGCTTTATGCCATTTAATCCCTTCAGGAGAGGAGTGCCATATCTTTGCTGCTTCTTGTGCTTTGAGAAGGTTCTGTTTGTTTTTTTCTCTGTATATGGGGTCTTTGAGTCTTTTGAGAACGTGCATTCTTCTGTGTTCGCTGAGTAGAAGTAGTTGTAGATTTTCAATTTTATTGTTGAAAGCATTTCCGTCAATATGGTGTATGTCGTTTCCTTTTTGTATTGTTGTTTGGTGGTGGTCTTCCCATATTTGGTGATGTAATGCTTTGTGTTTTGCGTCGTAGTAGTATTTGAAGCTTGTTTTCGAAAGCCAATATTTCTTTTTGTTATATATGATAGTTTTTTGATTCTCCATTTTGTTAGACTCCATAAGTCACTAAAACTTAACTTATCATCATTAACGAGTCTATAAGCATATTTAAATGTTCCGTTAGCAAAAAACTGATGACCCTCAGTAGTAAAAATAACCCTGCCATCAGACAACGTAAGCTTCAAAACATCATTAACAACACGAGAACCAACACGCTCAACCAAACGAGTACCAAAAGGAGTAACCACAAAATCACCCTCTTGAACAGAACTAATCTCCTTATCACCCTCATTAGTCAATACACTATTACCTTCAGTAAAACAGAAATCAGGAGAGTGACCAATATTCTCCTTAATAACATCCTTACCAATAACACGCAAAGGCCCATCCTTATCAATGTCCTTACGTTTAATCTGTTCAAGCTCCTCAACAATACTAGTTTGTATGTTAGCTGGCAAGTCGCTGACGCATCCGATAAGACCCTTATTAACCATGCTAGCAAGTTTGAAATAGCACTGGCTACGAAGATTGGCATAATTATACCTTTTAGTATCCTGTTCTTTTTCATCAGTATCTTCAACCATCTTGCTGTTGTTGACGAATCCTTTGCATCCCGTGAACTCATCGACCAGTCCGCCACCAACACCATCCTCGTCGATAACAACGTTACTTCTTGCTATGTGATGTTGTACGCAAAGACTCTCGAGCTTCTCACGGAGGAACTTACTACTACTCTTATCGTAAGTATAAACTTTCATTATCTTAAAACCATGCCATAATACAATGACAGCTAGGTCCCGCCCGAAACGAGCAACATCCACCGAAAGATAAGCCGTACCTCCCTCAACATAACTATTGTTCAACATGTCAATAATCTTATCGTACTCGAACAACTTACTGTCATCATCATCATACTCCCAGTTACCATCAAGGAGCCGCGCCCTGTTCGTCGGGTCTAATCGCTTAAGGTTCTCGATGTAATGCGGACTAATGAACGGGTTATCGTAAACACTCGCTGGAATGTAACACTTGTGACTCTCCAGCGCTCCATCACGCCACTTACGATAGAACTCTTTGTAAATAAATGT